ATACCTTCTCCAATACCTGCGGCAACCATATCAGTTACTTCTTCTTCGGTAAAGTCTTCTACGTCTGCAAGTGTTTCACTTACAAAGGTCCAACTACGTGGTGTAGCAAACGAACGTTCTGCACTACCTGCATCGAAGTTGTAGAGATCGTTTTTAAATGTTTGCAAGTAACCAACTACGTCGGGGTGAATGTTGTTACGAACAGCCCAATCAAACCATGTAGGAAAGTCTACACGAACTTCATAGTGTAGGAACCTGTTAGCTAATGGCTTAGGCATACGATATGTAACACCTTTGTCTGTGTCACGGTTACCAGCTGCTGCAATTACAACATTGTCGGGCAACTGGTATTTGCCAATAGCACGGTTAAGAATTAGCTGATAAGCCGCTGCCTGTGTTGCAGGGCTAGCACCGTTAAGTTCATCTAAGAACAATATGATCACATCATACTGTGCCGCCATCTCCGCATCTGGGAGTTCATCAGGCGCACTAAACCGCATCTTGTTAGCAGTTTGGTCGAAATAAGGATAACCTTTAAGGTCGGTCGGATCCCATAGAGCCAATCGACAATCAATCAAATGAGCTTTTTTGCCCTGTGCAACAAAGTCTTCTTTGATCTGTTCAAATGTTTCGGACTTACCAATTCCTGGAGGTCCCCAAACGAACATAGGTCGTTTGGTTTTGAAGTTATGCATTGCATACTTCTTAAGTTCAGTTAATGTAACTGTACGAGTTTGGGTTTCATTTTGCATAGCTATCTCCTGGGTTTGTTTCTAACTATATGTATATTGTAGCATCTTAAACGTATGTGTCAACCTTTAAGATCCAGTTACTAACTCTAGTGTACCATCTTCTTGTACATCAAAGTCTTCTACGAAATAATGCCAATCGCCTAAAGCCGCTTTGGCTTGTTGAAAGCAGTTTTCAGCGGCTTTCCAAAGCTCGCCAACTGTACCGTCCATTGCAACGGCAGTAAATGTCATCCATGTAACTTCACTGTCTAGTGTATCTCCCATTTCAGCAATACACTTGTATGTTACAACACGAGTTTTATCAGTGAAGATCTTATGATCCAGTGCCATAATACCTTCTCCCATTGACCATACAGTGTCATAACCTAGTTCAGCTTTAAGGTCATCAAAGTGTTCCATTTCAAGTTCAAAAGCATCAACGTCTTCAAAAACAGGAGTTTCAGTCTTGTAAAGTGAAAGATTGTTTAGTGCTTCTGTTGTACCTGGGAAAAGTTCTTGCATATTTTTCTGTCCTTTTTGTTAACTTATACATACACTATAGCACCAAGACATCATACTGTCAACCTTTTTTAGCATCTTTTTTTATCTTTTTTAAAGATTTTCTTCCATATGACTGATAAAATTTTCCCAGTCTTTACCATACATTTTATAGAATATTCTGTCTTCTGTACTGAATAACACTAACCAATTTTTATCAAAGAAGTATGGATATTGCATGTATCTATCCAATAGTAGACGTATTCTAGGTGTTATTTTTACTTTTGGTAACCTAAATTCTTCTCGTTCTATATCCATACTACAAATAACATGCATACCCAACTTGGTTAAGCTAAGACCAGTATCGTTTCTATAGTTTTTAAATAAATCTTGTATTTTAGTATTGGGCCTAGTTCTTTGAGCATGAACAAGTATAGTGTTATACCATTCCTTGTTCGCCATCATCTTCTACTATTGTTTCACCTTGTAAAAGTTTAACTACCGTAAACTTATCTGTTTTGAATAGTTTGTTTAATCTAGTTGCTAAGTTAAATGCATGCCCACTATTTGAAAAACTTACTTTTTTGTATTTAGGTCCTGGAAAATTTACTAGACTATTTAAACTGCGTAAGTTAATAGGTTTATCGTCATGAAATACTGCATATATAGCATCTGCATCCAGTATCTGTTCACTTCTGTATGACTTTGGATCAGTGAATTCCATCAGTATCTTAGGTTTAGGTCTTGCCATTACTATCCTGCTTTAGCTCTGCCGACTCTGGCATACAATCCATTTTGATACTATAGTATTTGTTTGTAAGATGTGATGACCAGGCTTTATCTTTGTCAATAAGTGCTTCGCATTGTGCTTTGGGCATAGGTGTATTGTAAACATATTGATTACCAATATACAACCAATCACCTTGAGCTGTAAGTCCCCACATACTTAATATTAATACATATAGTTCCATATCATTCTCTACTACTTTAATGTATTTAGTTAAAACGGTATAGAATAGGTTGGTTACAAACGTTTAAATACACGGTGAGAAACTCGATGATACTCACAGAGGAGATATCGATATGTACGTAACAGAAGCAATGATTGCTAGCATGGAAGACATGATGAGAAATGCTGGTGATATGGAAAAACACATCAAAGCAATGATGGAAACCGAAGCAAGAATGCACGGTTTAGAGTTAGACAGCAGACATAATGCAAGAGATATGTGGGGACAATTAAACGAACACATGGCAAGTCATGCACCTGCGGCGCCAGCCATGCATATGCATGAAGATGGAATGGAGCACTCACATGAAGGTGGCGATATGCCACATACACATGATGATGGAGCACCAAGTAGTGTAGAACCATCTGGTGCACCTATGCCAAGTCCATCGGACACACAAGAGCATATGGCCCAAGCTAACGAAGAGCAGAAATCATAAAGTAAGAAGGCATCTTTTATGTAGAGGTGCCTTTTTCTTTACTCTTAAAACTTTCCATTAATTTTTTTACACTTATATCAGGTAAACATAAAACTCGTTCTATAGGGCGAGGTCCATTTTCTTTTATTATTTTTTCTACAAGTAAAGGTATAACTTCAGGGTTACTTATATCAGACTGACATACTACTGGATTATCGAATGTTGGATTTGTAAATATATATAATTCTTTTTCACCACTAGGTGAAAGATTTGCAAATACTACAATTATTAGCCATTTCATACAGACTCTCCGCCATCATAGTGCGGTCTTCTACCACTTAAAGTTGGCATAGCATCGGGCTCAGAGGAATATACTGTAGCAGTTGCACAGCCCATTTCTTTAACAATCATATCTGCTTTATATAAATCTTTTCCGTGTGTTAAAACACCTTTTTTGAGTTGTTCGGTATTCTTTTTAACAAAAGCTTCACACAGTTCATGTGATTGAAAAGGTAAGTTCCAACTTATCATTTCTTTAGTCTCATTGTTACCATTTTGAAAAGCTAACAATGCATACATAACTACTGCCCATTTCATTGTTTTTCTCCATAGTCGGGTTGGTCTCCTCCGTATGGCTTAAATTTTTTCCCATTGAATATCATACAAGCCATACCGTCTGCATATACTTGTAGCACTGTCCATGACCCGGTATCTTGATTAGTAAAAAACATCATTGCTCCATTGTAAGGATTACCTCGAATTCCAAAGGTCATTCCTTCACCCATAAACAACAAATGTTCTTTATAATTTTTTAGTGTTTCGAACATTAACTCTGCTCTGTCACACGGTTGTCTTAGCATGAGAGCAGGAGACTGTCTTAGTTGCGGATCAACTGTTTTTGGAATAGGTTTGTTATCACCAGGTTCAGGTACTGTTGGTTGTGACTCTGATGGCTGTTGTTTAAACCAATCATTAGCAAAACTAGGCTGACTGCATACTAGTAGTATTAGTGTTGCTAGACTTAGTATCTTTTTCATTTTCTTGCCCTTTGCGTTTTATAGCAAGATACATATCTGACTCGCTTATAAAAGGACCCAGATGTGTATAACTTTCTAGTGTTTTTTTCCTAGGACAAAAGCTCGGTCTCCAACCCATAGGAAAAAGTATTCCCCAATATCCAGCCACAAAATATTGTTTACTATTGGCAGTTTTTGTGTATGTTGCCACTGTATCTTGTAGGCTTTCATTAAACACAGTATCAGTATTAGTCGGATAACCAAAAATAGACACGTTTACAGTCGTTTTTTTATTTTTATTAGATTCAAACTTGAATCTATCTAAGTTATCAATTATTGTTTCTGTGCAACTATTGTTTTCATAATAAACAAGCTCATCATCTCGTAAACGTAGTGTACCGCATTTAGTACCTTTATTTTCTACAATCCAGAACTTGTCTTTTACAACTTCTTTAGCTTGCAAGTATTTACCCATATTAATACGCCGCGTTTAAGTATTCACTGTGAGATTCTGCAGATGTGCTGATTCGTTGCAGGTCATATTTGCCACAAAACCTAAGAAAGTGTACACCAACTTGGTTAACAGGGATCTTTTGTACCTGTGTTGTAATAGCCTCATCTAACTTAGCTTTAATATCATCTGGCTGTTGTGTAAGGTCTATTAGTGTTACATTACGTTGATAGTCATCTAACACACGGTGTTCTTCTCCGTTATGGTCTGCCCAACGTTGTAGCATCATATTATTCCAATTGAAACCTTTAGTATCTCTATCAGCAAATGCTTCAAGTAATCCAACTTTGTTCTTAGTACCTTTCTTACGTACACCAGGAAATGCACTAAACACATTGTCGCTACTATCGCCTCGCATACACTTTTCAAACAATAACCATTGCGGATCACCAATTTGTTTTTGCTCTCCTGTTTTATTGTCCATTACAGGTTTGCCTTTGTCGTTTACAACACCATCTAGTTTAATATGTTGATTAGTGATACCATTATATTGTGTTACTTTGTCTGTAAGCAACTGATAAAAGTCACTATCACTGCTAACAATAACATGTTCATCGTCGGGGTGATTTTGTATCCAACGTGCAATAAAGTCATCAGCTTCGCATTCGCTATGTTGTAGTACTGTGCAGTTTGTACGTTTATCAATGTACTCTTTAAGTTCATCAAATGCTTTCCAAAATGCCTGATCTTCTTCTTGTTCAGCAGGAGTTAGTGCATCACGAGCTACTTTACGGTTAGCTTTGTAAGGCTCGTAAAAGTCTTTACGCCAACTGCGTCCTTCTAAACAAAACACAACATGACTGCCATTAAAGTCTCTGTAGGATTTTAAAATACTAGCCAGCATAATATGATAGGCCATGCCTATCTTTGTTTCAATGCTATCGCCTCTAACTACATGCCTTGCTCTAAAAAACATGTTTGCAGTATCTACTAAAATGTAAGTCATTTATTACCCTCGATTGTTTATCTACTTATAATAGCAACAATCGAGGGTATTGTCAAGTTTTATTTTGGCTTTGGGGGGAGGATTCGAACCTCCACGGTAAATATATTGCAGTACATTTAACCACACGATAAACAGTCGTGCATGTCTACCAATTCCATCACCCCAAACTGTTTGTTACGCCGCCTCTTGAGCTACCATTTGTAGCTTGTCTAACGCCGCAATCATTCTGGTCATGCCAATGCCTCCGCCCACTCTTGGGAAGAAGTCATGTTGCAAGAATTCCTCTAATTCGCCTTGTACTCTATCTTTACTGAACAGGTCAAATAGTAAACTACTATAAGCACCTTCGGTAATAGTGTGGAATGTTTCTCTCATTTGGTCAATATCTGTACTGCGTTCAGCACTTCCTATTGTTTCCATGCCTCCTAAGATAACATCTATTTTTCTACTTGTGCCATCTCCGTTACGTGACATATTCCAAAATGGACTTGTCATCTCTGGAAATTCGGTAATCATTGTTTGTCCGAACTCAGCTTCCATATCTAGTTCGTGTTGTGCATCTAGCTCAACATCTACAGGAACGTCGTAGTGTGCTTGCCAATCATTGTATGTTTTCTCAGTAATTGAACCAAAACCTAAGTATTCGCATAGTTCGTATTCCATTGCTTTAAGGTCGTCTATTGTACCTGGCATTTCAAATTCAAACATTGGAAAGATAATATCATGTCTGCCTGGGATAGCATTTGGCTCTTGTCTATAAGACGTGGAGAGACAAAAAAAGCCCTTCGATGAGGGCTTTGTAAGTAATTCATATTCGAGCCACATCTGGCCCGTCTGAGGTAACGGCCATACCTGCCCTGCATAATTGTATGTCGCTACGTTAAATGGATCTTCACATGCCGCTAGTATTGACAGTCTATTCTGAGTGTGTACTTCTTCAAAACCTTTGCC